TCTCCATTACAAGGGGGCAACTACAGTGCCTTTCGGCACTGCATCCACGACGAGCTCTTCAAAAAGAAAAAGCGCGTCGGGCGTTGCAGTGAGAGGCGGATGATACCTTAACTTTTTATGGTTGTAGGTAGTCCGTACTGCGATTCTAGTAACGGTCGAAAGTGACCCGCTACAATCGTTTAGAATAGTATCATTGCGCCGCAGTAAATGAACTGCGACTCGATTACTATCCTCTTTCGGCAAGAACTCATCGAACACCTGGCCTCGTGTGAGGTACCAGAGGAACAATGAGCGCCATCCTGTGGTCTTCCTGACCACTTGTGTAAGACCGTAGCCTTCAAATACGGAAAATCCGTAGGAAGGGCTAACAAAGGCGCCTCGCGGCGGTTTGCGGTCGGTTTTAAGCAATGCCTTACGCCACGCAGTGGACGGAGTGATAAACACCCCGCTGCGCGTGTCCTCATTGAAAGGAACTAGGCGTAATTTTTCTTTTTTTGTGAGGGTCGCTAAGAAATTCCATAGCGGACCTGGACTAGTAGCAATTACTAATCCGTTGATCAAATGACAGACAGAAGCCTTATTGCGCAAGCGCGGGGCTTCTCTCATATAGTAAGGGGTAACTAAATTCCCTTTCCAATAGTCATGACCACAGCTCTCCCTGAATTTGCACTCAGGGTCAACAAACGATTTATCATTGTTTGTTTTAAAGCCGAAAAAAGAAAGCAGCTGCAGAACCCTAGCTACACACTCTGTAGGAATGACTAAGTCATCCCCATAGACCGCGTAGTTACGGGCTCCTGCTGCACGACAAATTGCTCCGAAGATTAGCGTTTCCAAGGTAAAAGTAAAACCGTTACCCATGGAAGAAAACTTGGCATAATCCTGCTTCTCAGCAGACCAAGGCGCTAAATAAGAAGCAGATCGGAATGAGCATAGAAGCTCAAACCAGTCTGCAGGCACTGCCCACGCAACAGCATTATAGCTGAGCGTATCGGATGCCATCTCGAGATCGATAGTTGCGAAACTACCGTCAATCGACCCTAATCGGGCCATCTCTTGATTCTTGATCTGGCTACTTAAATCAATACCCCAGCGCTTTTTAAGACGCTTCTTAATCCAGGTGTCTATCGACAGCTGAAAG